GTTTGAATATTCTGATATGATTTCCAAGTTTGTCGAGGAGGACAAGTGTCCACCACTACACGCCGTCTTCCTCGATGAAGCCCAGGATCTGAGTCCTCTACAGTGGGACATGTTCTTTTACATAGAAAGTAAGTGTGCTCGTTCATACATTGCAGGGGACGATGATCAAACCATTTATACTTTTCAAGGCGCAGATCCAAAGATATTCATAGATTTAGTAGGTAGTTTGGATCCACAGATACAGTCTAAAAGAGTTCCTCGTAAAATACATAAGTTAGCAGAATCTATTTTTCCTCACATGTCCACTCGACTTAAAAAGAGATGGGAACCAAGAGATGCTGAGGGCAAAGTTATATATAACATAGATTTCTTTTCGCTAGATTTATCAAAAGAAAATTGGATGATATTAACTAGAACAAATAAAATGATGGAAAGATTAAGAGAACATTTGTACGATTTAAATTTAAGATTTGATTCTAAAGCTCAAGAACTATTACCCAATAAATTATTAACCGCATATAGAACTTGGATAAGATTAAACCAAGGTGCATTTGTTAGTAAAGACGAGGTAAAAGATTTATGGGATTACTTAACGGTTAAACAAGGACATTTGATAAGAGGATACGCAGGCGGCAAGACGCTAGAAACTATTGACTCAATTAATATTGAAGGACTAAGAGAACACCACGGGCTTCGAGCAGCGGGGAGCTGGGAAACATTAAATATTCCAGAGGCAAGTAAAGACTACATTAGAATGCTTCTAAAGAACGGTGATGATTTAATGAAGCCAGCTAGGATAAAATTATCTACAATACATGGTGTAAAAGGTGAGGAGTGTGATAACGTTGTTTTGTTTACAGATTTAGAAAGAATCATTTACGAATCAGCGCAAAATGATCCAGACCCAGAACACAGAACTTTCTTTGTAGGTGTAACAAGAGCGAAAGAAAAATTATTCATAACCAACCAAGATTATGAATATCAATATAACATAGGAGGACCATTAATATGACAAATAAAGACGATCTAGAAAGGGCATTTCCACAATCAAGGCAGGTAGGTGGGAGTCACTATAAAAATTTTCACATACAGCCATATGAGTTTATTTCAAAAAATAATCTCTCATTCTTTCAAGGATGTGTTGTGAAATATGTTTGTAGATACTTATCAAAAAATAAGATAGAAGATCTAGAAAAGATAATTCACTATTGTGAATTAGAGATACTTAAGTTAAAAGATACTAAAAAGAAATAATGCCATCTGATATACAGACATATGACGAAATAAATAAATTTTTTAACACGTATAATAAAATTGAGTTTATGAACCATGGGTTTTTCCCTAGTGATAAAACACTCAAACAAAAAGATTTGTTGTTTAAGTATGAAGCAACGTTGTATTTAAAGTTATTAGAGAATATAAAAACAAAAGGTTTAATTTTACTAGACATAGGTTGTGGAAGAGGAGGAGGATTAAACATATTAAAAGAATATTTAAAATTAAAAAAAGTTTATGGGTGTGATATTAATAGCACGGCAATAAAATATTGTAGAGAAAATTATAAAGATACTAGTTTTGAAATTTGTAGTTCTGAAAAATTAAAATATAATAATAAATCTTTTGACTTAATTACAAACGTAGAGTCATTTCATTGTTATGAAAACAAAAGAAATTTTTTTAAAGAGGCTGCAAGAGTTTTAAAAAATAATGGATATCTATTAATGGCTGACATAAATTTAGATGATATTTTGTTAGACAATAGTTTTAAAAAATTTTTTAAAGTTGTTAATGTTTTTGATATTACACCTAACGTTGCTTTTGCATGCAAACATAACATAGAAAACTTTAGTAAAAATATTAACAATGAAGAAATTAAAAATTGGTTAGTAAGTTTATGTCACAAAAAATTTGATGCATATACGCGATATGACTCATTTTTTATAATACATTTAAAAAAAATATGATGGAGAAAAAATAATGTTTACAGCTCAAACAGAATGGGATTGCCCAGAGGATTTTCCAAATCTATCTGACGCAAAATATATTGCAATTGACTTAGAAACAAAAGATCCTGATCTTAAATCAAAAGGATCTGGAGCTATACAAGGCCATGGAGAAATTGTAGGTATTGCTGTAGCAGTTGATGGATGGTCAGGTTATTATCCCATAGCACATGAGGGTGGTGGTAATATGGATAGAAGACTTGTTTTAGAGTGGTTTAAGAAAGTTTGTGCAACAGATGCTGTAAAAATATTTCACAATGCCATGTATGATGTGTGTTGGATAAAAGCATATGGCATACCTATCAATGGGCACATTATGGATACCATGGTTATGGCATCTTTAATTGATGAGAATAGATTATGGTACACATTAAATAGTATTTCATTTGACTATCTTAGAGAAGTAAAAGACGAAAAAGCTTTAAAAGAAGCTGCAGAATCTTGGGGCATAGATCCAAAAAAAGAATTATATAAATTACCTGCGATGTATGTTGGTAATTATGCAGAGAAAGATGCAGAACTCACATTAGAATTATTTAAAGTTTTATCTAGAGAAATAAGTAAACAAAATCTTACAAATATATTTGATTTGGAAACACAATTATTTCCGTGTTTAATTGATATGAAATTTAAAGGGGTGTGTGTCGATGTCGAACGTGCTCATAAATTGAAGAAAGAGTTATCACAAAAGGAAGAAGAACTCCTATTGTCAGTAAAAAAAGAAACAGGACTAGATGTTCAAATATGGGCAGCAAGATCGATTGCCAAAGTGTTCGACAAGCTCTCCTTAACTTACCATAGAACCGAGAAAACAAACTCACCTTCATTTACAAAAAATTTCCTTTCCACACATAGTCATCCTATGGTTAAAAATATAGCAAAAGCAAGAGAGATAAACAAGGCACACACTACTTTTATAGACACTATATTAAAGCATCAATACAGAGGTAGAATACACGCAGATATAAATCCAATAAGATCAGATCAGGGTGGAACAGTTACAGGTAGGTTTAGTTATTCTAATCCTAACTTACAACAGATACCTGCAAGAAATAAAGATTTAGGACCTATGATTAGATCTTTGTTTATACCAGAAAAGAATCACAAATGGGGTTGTTTTGATTATAGCCAACAAGAACCAAGACTAGTTGTGCATTATGCAGCAACAACGGAGCCAATATGTTTTGATAATTCTGTTGCAAGTATTGTAGATAAATTTAAAGATGATAGCGTTGACTTTCATCAAACAGTAGCAGACATGGCAAACATATCTAGAACACAAGCAAAAACAATAAACTTAGGGCTTTTTTATGGTATGGGTAAAGCTAAATTACAAGCAGAGTTAGGATTAAATACAAAAGAAGAAGCTGAAGAATTATTTAATACTTATCATACTAACGTGCCCTTTGTGAGAGATCTTATGAATTACACATCAAAAACAGCTCAAACATCTGGCTCTATTGGCACATTGTTAGGACGTAGATGTAGATTTAATAAATGGGAACCAAATCAATTTGGTATGCATAAACCCATGGATTATGAAGAAGCTGATAGAACTTACGGTAGAGGTAGAATTAGAAGAGCATTTACGTATAAAGCTTTAAATAAGTTGATACAAGGATCTGCTGCAGACATGACAAAAAAAGCTATGGTAGATTTATATAACGAAGGTATAGTCCCACACATACAAATACATGACGAGTTAGATATCTCAGTTGAGTCTGATAACGCGGCAAAGAAAATAATTGATATTATGGAAAATGCTGTTACGCTAGAAGTTCCCAATAAAGTCGATTATGAATCAGGCAAAACTTGGGGTGATATATATGGATAATTATGGCTTACTTAAATGCAAACATTCCTGTAGAATATGCTCAAATAAGGAGAGAATATCTATATGATCTTAAAAGTCATCATGGCGAAGTTGAAGACTGTATTATTTTCGGCATTAGTTCAATCACTGGTAAATCGATTCTGTTCCATGCGATTATGGAAAACGGTGCGATCTTTTATAGGCTCCCAATTACAGCGTTTATACAACGCGGTTTTAAACCTACCGATGTACCTAGGCGTAGATTGGACGAGCTTCAGCTTTGGAATTGTTTCAGTTATTATCCTTCTGTTCATTCTTGGGATATTCTAGAAGCACAAGCTGGTAAATATATAGGAAAAGATAAGAAATGGCACCACGGTAAATACTTATTTACTGTTGACTTTGCTCACCCAGAGCCTAATATCCTAGACACGGATCACTCAGAGATACCGCACGAGCATAAATGTGCTCATATCATAGCTCTCGATGACGGGAACTATGCAGCACAACCTAATAATAGATGCATATGGGATATACCATCATTCACTGTGAAAGATAACATCCCAGATTGGAAAGTGCAGACATCTGAATGGAACGTTGAAAATACAAGTAAATGGAAGACCGAAGATACGGATAACTTCTTTTACGAAATTGAGGAGAAAAAACATGATTAATAAATGTAAAAACATTTGCTGCAAAGCTTGGGAAAAAGTAAAAGCTGCATGGGAATGGATCGTGTCTAGATTCAACAGGTAGTTTATGGCGCTAAAAATCGGAGAAGAACAAGCTGTACAGATGCCGATGAAGACGGTTGTCAGTTTGATAGTTATTGTTGCCTTGGGCACCATGGGCTATTTCCAAATTGTAGAGCGCCTAAACATAGCGGACACTAAAATTAAGATCATGGAAAAAGATCTTGAAGAGAACACGGAGTTTAGGATAAAATGGCCTCGTGGTGAAATGGGATCTTTGCCCGCAGATAGCGAGCAATACATGATGTTGGAGGATCTTTATAAGACTACTGACAAGATTAACAAACACATTGAGTCCATGATGAACAACAGAATAAACATCGAGTTCTTACAAGGACAAATGAAAAAAGTTCTTGATGATATTGAAGAATTAAAAGATAAAAATAGGGATATGTATTACAATGGCAACGGAAAAAAAATACAGTAAAGGTAAAAAATACGACGGCAGATCAAGACCAGCTAACGAAGCATATAAGAATGGTTGGAATGCTATCTTCTTAAATAAAGTTATGAAAGAAGAAGTTGATATCAATGCTAACGGCTCACATAAATATACAATTAAAGAAGGACCTAACAAAGGGAAAGTATTATGATCGCTGAAGTGGTAGCCCTCCTCATGTTCATAGGGCCAGAAATTAAGGAGCATCGTATCCAGCCAGAGGGTATGGCACAATGCCTTCGCCATAAGCGTATCGCGGAGAGACAATTTACACCCAACGTTCAATACAAATGTCTTAAATCAAAAGCAGAAATAGAAACAAATATTGATGGCTCAAAAGCAATCAAAAAATTAATATTAAATTAATGGAACCAATCTGTTATATTTTTTTGATGTTGTGGATAATGGGAATATCTGAATAATGGAACCCTTTTTTCCTATAAATACTTTGATCGCTTTTATATTGCTTTGTGTTGTAATATATGTAGGGTTAAACGATAACGATAAATTATGAAACTTACAGCTAACATAACTTTAGATGAGCTTACCAAGAGCCAAATAGCAGAGCGTAAGGGAATTAATAATAATCCTAACCCAGCGCAAATAGAAAATTTAAAAGCATTAGCTACAAATATATTACAGCCAGTCAGATCACACTTTGATAAACCTTTAATTATTTCATCAGGGTTCCGTTGTGCACAGCTGTGCCTAGAGATAGGAAGTTCAGTTAACAGCCAACATGTGGCAGACAATGGTGCAGCCGCAGCAGACTTTGAGATACCTGGTGTAGACAACAGAGAGTTAGCTTTGTACATCAAGAATGAACTTGATTATGACCAGCTCATCTTAGAATTTTACCGCGACAACGAACCGACGTCGGGCTGGATACATTGCAGCTACTCAACAGATCAAAATAGAAATCAATCTTTAAGAGCACAAAGAGTTGATGGTAAGGTATCGTACACACCGTGGTTAGAATAGGTTATATAGACACCGTTCATGGAATTTGTCCACACTGTGATGAGGATACTTTGTTAGTCGCTATTGTAACTGACTATTATAAGTGTACACATTGTGGTCAGGAAACAAGACAATATATAAATGGATCTATTAAGTATTTGAAACTTGATGAGAAAGACAGAGAGTTTGTGCAAAAAACAAAAGAACTAGACGAAAAAGATGGCTAAAAAGAAACCGTTATTTGGAGTTAGTAATTATCACAAACGAACGCCCAAAAAACGTCCTGGCCAACACACTAAAAGATTAAACAAAAGAAAACCTCACAGGAAGAAGTACAAAGGCCAGGGGCGGTAGTGTTTGAAAAAGTTACCATCATAACGTTGTTATATTTAACAACACTAGGAGATATTAAAATGCAAT